AACTCTTGAGGAATAATACTACGAACTTGTATATAAATATGTTCGTATTTCTCATAGAGTTTAGCTACTGGAATGAGTTTGTTTGGTTTTGGATAATCCGTATTTTGGGAGTAAATGTGTGTATGTACTACTTGCTCTTCTTGTATATACGTAGGGTTAAGTATGGATAGGTCGAGCAAGCTTTTGATTGGTAAGTAATATAGTGTTTGTTTTTTATCTCGGACCCATATACGCTCTATACTTTGTAGTACACTGTCTATAACCGTTTTATTAAGCGAAAAAGTCTCACTATGGTCAATACATAATATATAACCTTTAGTGTCATTAAACGGTCTAATATAAATTAATGAAATGTCATTTAAAGCAGGATGAACATTATCATGATATGGGATTACTTCAACAAATGCATCTTGTATAGGATGTTGTTTTAAATAATCTAATTGTTCCTCTGTCTCTATTAACCAAAACATAACCTTGATTTGCTATTAATATAGTATCAAGATTTTACAAAGACAAATTAAAAATAGAATTTATCATAACCCCCATGTGCTTCTATATATTTAGTTAAACCATAAAGTTGGAGGGACTGTTCTTTTCTTGTTACATTGATTCTATTAGTTTGTACTACTTTTTCATAGTCACCTGCTATTAACCAATATATTTGAAAAGGAATATATAGTTGAACCCAATTTTGGTTTTTATTATATAAAGCTGTATATGTTGAATTATTAATTTCTATAAAAACAGGTTCATTAACTTTTCTACAAAAATATCTTACAAATTGTCCTATACCATAATCTGTTTGTTGTGGAGACCTAAAAACAGGGGTTGGTACATTTTGTTTTTGACCAGTTGAAATAATAGTAGCATATGATTCTGTTTTTCCACTTGGGCCAAAATCATCTATTAAACGAATATCTGTTTTAATTGATTGATCACTATCAAGAAGAGAAATTTCTATTATTTCTCGATTTCCTTTAGTTGGAGATTTACCTTCATAAAACTTTCCATTGTATAAAGCATAATAATATCCTGTAAAAGAAGATTTATTATCAGCGTAAATGTATTCTCCTCCATTAGTATAAAGACCTGTTTTTATTTTGTTTTTAGGATAGTACATTTATTATAAATATATTTTTATTATACATTTGGTACTTCATTGACTGGGATTGATGATGGGAGAGTTGAATAAAATTTAACTGCTTTACATAATCCTTCTACAAAGATCTTACCTGTTTCAGCACTTCCCCAACCTGCATTTGCTTTAATCATATATTTTATAGTGGCTTCGGGATCATTTTTAACTCCTTCAAAAGTACTTTTATGTCTATTTATAGCTTTTTGGAAATATAAACCAGCTACCCAAGCCGCTATTTTGTATATTCCATCTGAATCTTTTTTATTTAAATCCTCTGGATTTTTTACTAGGTCAACTTGGCCTGCTGGGCTTCCAAGTTCTCTATATAATCTATTATAACCAGCATATCCATCACCGCTTTTTTCACTTCCTAAAAATGTTACACCATTATATCCCCTACCAATATATCTCCACGCTTGTCCTTTTGGATTTCCATATAAACCACCATAAAATAACTCCCAAAAATCTTTATCAGCTTGTATATGTTTAGGACAAGAACCATCAGCATAACATCCTGAGCTATAGTCACTAGCACCATCTGCTAAAAGTTTTAATACTTTATTTCTTAAAGGAGGGTTTTGTACTTTTGGCCATACTTCAATAATTCTTTTTATTTTAGTATTACCATTAACATAACTTATTTCATCTACCGGTTTAAAGTTTGATTCTTTAGAACTAACAGATACAATTGCTCTGGCTTGACTTTCTGTAAAATTAAATTTAGAAGATTTAAGAAGTTTATATAAATAAATAGCATTTTTTCTTTTTTCGCTAGAAAGATTACTAAAAGGTGTTACCTTTTTAAGAATTTCTGGGTCGCAACTTCCTAGTCCTTGGAAGGTTACACCACCGCCACCACCATTATTAGTAACTACTCTTATATATTTTTCAACATTTTCAGAAACAGGAATAACCTCATTATTTTTAGATTTATTTACTATTTGACTTTCTAAAGTTGTAGTCCATTTATTGTTTGTTATAGTATGAGATATAGCTTTAGCAATAAAGTTATAAGATCTATTATCATACATTGGAGGTAATATTTTATCATCAACCTCAAAAGTTTCAAATATTTTCATTCCTGAAAGGCCCATCATTGTTAGTGATAAGTTATAAGGAATAACTATAGGGTTAGGTATTAATCCGTTTTTTACAGAGTTATTAATTTCGTAGTTGGCTAAGTCTCTATTAGCAGACATAAAAGCATCTACCTCACCTCTGTTTATACTTAATTGTCCCCAAATATCTTGAGCAAAAGTTTTAGCGGTATTATAAAGATTATTAAGGTCTTTAACTGTTGTACCCCCAGATGTTGATCCTATTTCTGCTGCTGATTTCTTTTGGGATATAATTCTATCAACTAGTCCTTCATTATATTTAGATAATCCTGTATAATCCATACCTAATACATTAGTATCAGATTGGGCAGCGATAGTTATCATATTAACAAAGTCATTAGTTAATTGGGAAGTGAAGTTCACATCATATATAAAAGAACCATAATTAAACCTACCTATAGGTTTAAAACCAAAAAGATTAAAAAATGCAGGAGCATTTGATTTTTCTTTTAACCCCCCATAATTTAAAATTTTATAATCATATATTTTTACATAATTAGTTTCCCTATCATAAATTACTTGAAAGTCATGACAATAACCTAAAGCAGCGTTTATACCTGTTAGTAATTGATTTAAAAAGGAAATTAAAGATAAATTACCTTGTTTATCTATATTATTATTAGCTACTGTTGCTATATATTCTAGATTAACATGAATATCCATTAACCTTCCAATAAAATTATTTACAATAAAGTCTGTATTTAGATCTTGTGATGTTAACCCCGATTCGATATCATCAGCATTTCTAGTTTTAGTTAAATTAGGAGTTGTACTTTTATCTTTATCTGGTATTCTTTTAAATTTTCCATCTTTAATAGTCCAAGAACCTTGTTCTGTTAAATTAGTAGGTTCATTATCTTTTTTTCCAAACTGAAAGTATCTACTTCTAGTTATATATCTAATGGAATTTGGAAAATTAATAGTATAAGCCTCAACTTCTTTTGGTGCTCCTTTGATAGTTATTGTTTCTGGTCCTGTAAAACCAGCTGAGCCTGAGAATACTACTGGTATATTTTCAAATACTCTTCCAAGATTTTCTTCTTGTATTACTTCATCTCTACTTGTTGTTCCCCCACCAGCATTTGATTGAAATGTAGAAGGTAAACCTCCATAAAAAGGATGACCAGAAGCATCTGTTGACCCAGAGGCTGCTTTATTTTCAGATGTTAAGTCAGTAGAAATACTTTTTAAATATTGTTGAGCGGCTGTGAGGGCTTGTTCAGCGGCTGTTGGTTCTTTAATAACATCAAGAAAACCAGCGGGTTCAGTAGTTTCTGTATTTGGTTTAGTGACTTCAAAAGGATTAAATACTCTTTCACCAGGAGTAGTAGGAGAAAAATCTATTGTTCCTATATTTTCAATTGATTGATTTATTTCAAGAACATCCTGAGCAAGTTCAACATTCTTTTGTTGTTGTTGTAGTTTTCTTTGTAGTTCAGCTATTTTTTCTGGTCTTTCTCTAACTTTTTTATAAGATTCAGGAACAGCAATTTTTCCATCTCTTACAGGAATCATACAAATTTCAGGGTCAGCTGAAATATGTTTACTAAAATGGAAACAATAATTGTTATTATTTGTATCTATTCTAAAATAAGGGTTACTTTTGCTAGTACTATATAATAAAAGATTATTTTGAATAAAATCTAGCAGATTACCTAACTTCATAAAATATAGAAAATCATTAGCAGTATCTGTAGTTTCAATTATTAAACCTTCTTCATTTACTGTTTTTGTTTTTTCTATTTTTTCTACTTTCATAGATAAAATATCTTGAGAAGCACCCCCGGTATTTCCTTGCAGATAATCTCTAACACGTTTTAATTCTAAATGTATCCTTGATTTATTAGCTAATCTATCTACAACATTTGTAGCTTCTATATCTTCTCCAGTAAGAGTTATAATTTCATTTCTTATTTCAGTTGGTCTACCTTTTAAATCATTAACTTCTTTTCTTAATTCTTCAATAGTAGGTACAGAAGCAGCAACTACTTCTTTATATTTAGGTGTATTTATAAGTAGTACATTTTTTCGTTTATATTCCTCAAACGCTGTTTCAAGAGCTTGTAGTTCTTTAGCTTTTTCTGCTATTTTACTTTCATTAAGAGCTAACTCAGCTTTAAGGTCTTCAACTGTTTTATTTCTTTGATCTTGGTCTAAAAGCTGTTGTTTAGCCCCTAAAGCCCCTTCTCCTGGAGATACTGTGTTTATTTTTAAATTTTCAAGTAAATCTCCTTGAGTTACAGCATATACTGTTATTTTATAAGTACCATTAGGTTGAAATGTAAACTTAAAATTTTTAACAATTAAGTATAAGGCATCATAATTGCCTGATTGTTTTTGTTTTTCTTTTTTTATTTCATTGTATATAGTATATTGAGTGCTTTTTTTAGATAATATTGATTTAAAAGGATCAGTTATTAAACTAGTTGGATCATTATGAATAACAGTCGCTGTATCATTATCAATATATCTTGTCCATCCCCATTCTAATAAGAAACTATAACCAGGATGTAAAAATAAAGTATCAATTATATTTAGTTGTTCTTTATTAAAAGCAATTATATCGATTTCTGCATTAGCTAAAGCTCCTTTATTTACATAACTTACTCTTACAGATTCAATACCAGGCATTGGTCTTAGTCCTTGATCTAATCCAGCAAAACCATAAGAATTAGTTATAGAAAAATCACTATTAGCAGCAAAATAATCTTGATTGTTTGTAGAAGGATTAAAAGATAAACTATCTCCTGAACCTGTTACTGAAGATACTCCATTATATAAAATAAAATTTTTAGCTAAGTTTTCACTTGCATAATCTGCTCCTAAATTTAATGAAACTAATCTTTCAGCCGCTCTTGGTCCTCTAATATCAATACCAGATATCATTCTAGTCCAAGCTGAATTGTTATGTAACCATTGGTTAACACTATCATTAATAGTATTACCCTCTTGTGAATAACCTAAAAGAGTTTGTCTAGCTTCTACTTGTTGTGTTACAAATCTATCAAAAACTTCACCTATAATATTTGCCATATCACTGATTATTTAATAACTGAAAATTTAAAATAATATTACTTAAATTTCCTGGAATTCTAATTTGAGTACCTTCAGGTACATAAAGAGAACCCATACCTAAGTCAGGATTAGCTACAGATATTACCCAATAATATTCTGATGAGCCATAAAACTGTTTAGCTAAATTATCTAAACGGTCTCCTGCTGTTGTATAAACATAAATATCTCCAGAAGTATAAGGAATGTCAGGATATTTAACTCCAACAAAAGAAACAATTGTTCCTTCAGTATTTGTTGTGTTTTGTCCTATTGTATTTCTATATCTATTCATAACTTTTAAGCATTAGGTAAACCATCAGGAATAGCTCTACTAAATAAAGATTGATTTTTAAGTCGAACATCTGTAGGAGTTGAAGCATTTAATGGTCCTGAAATTCTTCTTTGGCTAGTAGGTTCTAAAACAAATGGTTTTTGGAGTTTATTTGGTATATTTATTTGTCCAGGGTTTGTTGGTTTTGGTATTGGAGCAGATTTTAATGTTGTTCCACTTATATTATCAACTTTAGATCCAAACCTTTCAGCGGCTTCTCTATTAACAATATAGGCTGCTTTGTTAAATTTATCTTCATTACCTACAAAATTTCCATTTGTTTTAGGAACAAAATTATGAACAGGAGTAAAGGTCATACTAACATTAATCACCATCGGTAATATTTGAGTTCCATTATCTAAAAGATTACCATTATTGTCTCTAGCTATATCCCAAGGGACATTATTTGCTACTGAGTAATTTATACTATTAATAAATCCAGGAGTTTGTGTCAAATAATCTCCTACAGTTAATTTAACAAAATTACCTCTCATAAATCCGGTTGAGTTAGAATAATCAGGAGCAGTTAATGAGGCTAAATAACTTATTTTTTTATATTGAGGTTGTTGTTCGAGTCTTGATTCAATAGCTATAGTAAATCCTAAACTAATTGACCTATTAAAGCTATCATAAATATGAAAATTCTCACCTCTACCAGAATATTTAAATGATTGCCAATTTCCTGTAAAACTATCTCCAAAATTGTCTATATAAGCTCTAAAATGAACAAAAGTATAATTTGAAGGGTCATCATTATTAACTACTTGAAAATAAAAAGGTATTAAATCTGATTCTGAATAATCTGTATCTACTTTGTTTGAACTATATAAAGAAACAGTATTGATTTTATCAGTAGACTGGTTTGAAGATAAAGCAGTTATATCAGAAACGTCTTTAAAACGAGTTCCTGGGTCAGACATTCCAAAAGTATCTTGTCTGTTGTTTTCAGAATAATTTCCTTTAGCTAAAAAGCTTTTAAATTTATATCCACCTCCTGCTTCAGCACCACCATCATAAGTTCTACTTCTAAAATCATTAAGGTAAGGAGTAGAAATTGGATCTGATTTAAAAGGTCCGGAATTGCTTAGTTTTTCACTGGTCCAAGATGAATAATTAGATTCAAAAGTATTATCTAGTTTTTGTATAGTAAGAGTTGTATCAGTTACTCTTCTATAACTAGATAAAGCATCATTTATAATAAAATCATTATCATTAAACTTGATACTAAAACCTTTAGATACTTTTAAGTCTGGTGAGTCTGGAAGTTGAGATATTTTAGATTTGTATAGTAAAGTTAAACGGTTAGTATTTTCTGTATTATATTGTTTATCTGTTTTAACTAGATATGAGTTTTCACCTTGACCATGAGGTATATCAAAGTAAAATGGATTTAAACCAGATTTATTTATATGGGTACCAATAGGATTACCTGCTAATTGAGCTAGAGTATTTAAAGGACTATAAATTTCTCTTGGATAAATATCATTTGGTAATTTTGGTTTAAATGTTTTTTCTAATAAGTTTTGTTGAGCAATCCAAAGTAAACCTTGTGATGAAGCTAAAAATTTTCCAATTCTTATTTCATCTTCTTTAACATGTTTAGCAACAGATACTCCTCCTCTAATAAATAAATCATTATTTAAACCAGTGCTACCTAATTGGTCTACAGATAAGTCAAAACTATTTTGTTTACTAACAGTTACAAAAGGTTGACCACTATTTCCTCCACCAGGACGGTCATATCCATAAGGTATGCTTTTTTGCCCAAAAGAATTAGGCGTTGACACATACCCACGACCACCTGAGTAGTATTTAAAGTTACCTAGATCTGTTAGTAAATCTACTAAAGGCATTTATTATCCTGGTAAAGTATTTAGATATTTTTTATTATCAGGTACACTACCGTTGTTTCTATCTAAGATAGAAGGTTGAGGTAATTGATTGTTAGTACCATCTAAATATTCTTGATATGCAGAATTTACTTCATTTTTGTTAGCTCCACTAACTGAGTAACTAGGTTGGTCTCCATCAGCGTGTAATTTAGAAGATTTAGTAGCACCTGGGTTTGGTAATGGAGTTGTACCATTATAGCTTGAGTATGCTGATCCTTTTGTTTTTAATAAATCTAGAATTCCCATAATTTTATTGTTTTATTATAAATATTAAAAAAATTAACCTTGTTGGTAATTTCCTGTAGCTACAGCTGTACCTACTTTATTTCCTGACATTACAATCTCACGTTGTTCTGAAAGTTGTCCTGATATTGTTTTTAGTAATGAATTTGTTTCTTCTACACCTCCATTTCCACCAGCTCCTGAAATAGCTGAATAACGGGCCATTTCAGCGTCTGTTTCAGCCATATTACCATATATTCTAGCTGCTCTTCTTTGGGCTGCTGTTTTTGGTTGTAATGATTCGGTAAATTCTTGTTCTTTTTTTAGTCTTTGTTTTTCTTTACTTATATCATTTAAACCCATAGCTAAACCAACAACACCACCAATTGCTGCTCCTATAGGACCAGCTATAGCTCCCATAGCAGCCATTGAGCCTGCTGAAGATAATACTCCTCCTGCTTGTCCACCAATAGCTTGACCAGCCATCATTGCCCCCATACCTAACATTCCTGCTCCCATTCCTGTAAGACCTCTACCTACAGGTTTTTGACCAGACATGTTTCTAATCATTCTTCCTTGAGGAGAGTTAGCAGCATATGTTTGTCCTGATTTTGAAGTTACAGTTCCTTGATTAAATAAAGAACCCATTAATCCTCCTCCACCACCAGCACCTCCCATTGGACCTTGTCCTACAATTCTAACAGGAAGTCCTCCTACTAACATTTTAAGGGCTCCAAGTCCAGCTAATAAACCTAAGACTTTTCCTATTGGTCCAGTTAATACTTTACCTATAGAAAGAAAAACACTACCAATGTTTTTTGCAGTTTCTACTATTTTCTCAATACCTCCACCTTTAATAAATTCATCAAACTTACCTAAAAACTTTGTGAACATTGGTTCAAGTTTTTGGATAAAAAGATCTTTGAATTTTTCAGTTAAAGCATTGATTTTTTCTTGGAATGTTAAGTTTGAAGCTTGAGCTTTTAATCTTTCATCTCCTATTTGAGCTAAAAATGCTTCTTTATCTGCTGCTTCACCATACGCTTTGGCTATGCTTTCTACATCTTTAAAACCAGCTTTATTAGCAGCATTTAACATTTCTTGTTTTTCCAACATACCTGCTACTTGGTCAGCAGACATACCAAAAGCTTTTGCTAATGATTCCTGTTGGATAACATTCATTTTAGTAAATTCTTCAGCACTACCTAATTGTGCTTTTAATTCTTTAGCTAAGGTAACTTGGTCACCATTTAAAGCAGCTGTTCTTGCTCTTTCAAGATTTAAATTTCTACCAGTTAATAATTCAGCTTCTAACTCAGCACCAATTGAATTTTCAAATTGTAATAAACTGTTAGCGGCTGAATTTAAATCACTAAACTCTGCACCTAATTTTTTAGCCTCAATAACTGAGTCAATTAATCCTTGGGTACCTCCTTTAATGTTTAATCTTTGTTGAGCTGATAATTGAGTTATAGACTCATATATTGCTTTATCACTTAAAGCTACTCCTGATTGTTCTCTTCTTAAAGCTAATTGACCTGATAATTCGTTTGTAAATTTATCAAATTCTTTACCTTGTAAGACAGAAAACTTATATATTCCTTGAGCAGCTCCTTCACTTAAATGTAATCCTTTAGTTAAGTTATTATACGTTTCAACAGATGCTTGACCAAAATTAGCAAATGTACCTGCTACAGCGTTTAGTCCTGAAAATGCTTCGGATAAATTACCGGTTGTTGATAACAGATTATTTGAACTAGCTGATATTTGTCTAAACTCATGGGCTAATTCTCTACCCGCTTTTGGTGTAGCACCAAAGTTTCTAGATATGTCAACCGCTTTTTTATCAAAATCAAGAAAAGCATTTTTAATAAAACCAAATATGCTCTTAACTGCTTTACCGACTAAAGCTAATTTAGTAACTGGATCTGATAATGAGTCTCCTATTCCTTTGAATATACCACTCATACCAGCGCTTAAAGCTTTCCATTTACCTCCTTCTTTAGCTGCTTCTCTTATGTTTTTCTTAATATCATCAAAATGCTCACTTTCAATACCTATCTTTTTTAAAGAACCAGCTATACCATCAAATATTTTTCCAGTAATACCAATAGTTTTTTGGAGGTCTTTTTCAGCTTGTACTTCTTTTGCTGTTTGTTCATTAATATCAGATAAATAACCTGTTTTTTTCTTTAAAGATTCATTTATTTCATTAAGAGCCGATATTTCATCATCACTAGCTTTACCACTTCTTTTTTTAGCTTCTAATTCTTTTTGAAGAATTCCAAGATTTTCAACTTCTAAAGCTATTTTTCTAGAAGTATCTTTTAATTGCTTAATTGTTAAAACATTTTCACCTTTTTTATGTTCTGATATTTTTCTGGTTAAGCCTTCTATTTTACCAAAGGAACTAAGAGATTCTTTATTTAGGTTTCTAACTCCTTTTAAATCATTTACTACATTTTTTAATGTTGTAGATATACCACCAAAAATATTTTTTAAATCATCAGCGTCTTTTTGCAAAGATTGTAATACCTTTCTAGATCCATCAAGACCACCACCCATTGCTTTAATAGCAGCGTTAATGTCTTTAAACCCTTCACCTCCTAAAGATTGTACTTCTTTTTGGAGTTGTTGTATTTGTTTATAAAGAGCTTGTAGGTTATCAGCCATATATTATAAATATTAAGGGACATCATTTTTTAGATGTCCCTGATTTATAAAGTAATTTTTGGTTAGGTCGTTGTTGTATTTCTTGTTTTTGGTTTTGGAATTGTTTTAAATTCTGCAAAGTGGTTTGCATGTTAGCATCATCACTGTTGTTTTCTTTATCGTAATGCTTTTTAAGTTGGTTTAAAATAAACTTTCTTAACCAAATAGGCAAATTATAAACAGTTTCAAAGTTATAACCTCCTTGACCCCAAAAACAAATATCATGTATTTGTAAAAACAAATCTGCTCTTACAACAGGAGCATTATCAAGACTCAGGCCAAAAAAAGCTAAGTCCAATAGGCACATCGATCTCCTCCTCAAGACCGTCTAGACCTGTTATTGTCACTTTTGTATTAATGTCTGGTTGGAATGTTGTAATGTATTTTCTAAATTCTCTAGAATCTCTAGCTAAGAAAGCATTGTCTACAAAATCACGAATAATTTTTTTATCTTCATTTCCATCAACAGCTAAAATCATTTGTTTAAATCTAGTTGTTAATTCAGGTAACCCATCTTTACTTATTTTCTTATATCCTTCTAATTCAGCATCAACTGCTCTATCATCTTTACCAGTCATTAATTTAAAAGTTAAAGTAATTTTAGAGGCTGGAAGTAGATAAGTGAATTTGTTTTGGCCTTTTGTAAATAAAGATTCATCAATTTCCTTATTTTCTAGAACACTCAAATCAACAGTATGTTCTTCTCCTAAGTAACTAAATTTATACTCAGAACCATAACCTAAAATACGAGCAGCAATCAAAAGAGCATTTTTATCACCTACAATCAAATCATCTACCTTAATTGTTTTATCAACAATCAAAGATTGTAGCAATTTATCAAAAACTACTCCTTTAGAAATGTATGCTTGGTTGGTTAAAATATCCTCTTCTTTAGCTGTCATGTATTTCATTTCAACTTGACCTGATGAAAGGGGATGTGATTCTGGATAAACAAGACCTTTTGAAGGTAAGTCTACAACCTCAGTTGGGAAATTAAATTCGCTCATAATCTATTTTTTAATAACTATTATCTATGATAAATATTAAGATAAAAAAAGAGCTTGACATAGCCAAGCTCTCTTTAATAAAAAGTATATTCTTTTTTTAGAAGTTCAATACGCAGTAATCCATACCAACTGTTAAGGTAATGTTAACAGCAGCATCAGCAGTATCGTAGTTGTAATCACCGAAGTTAGCTTCTTTAATAAAGGCTCCTTTAATTACCCATTCTGATACTACATCACCTACAGGACCTAAAATATCAATAGTTAAGTCTTTCTTATAGAAATCACTGTAACCATCTCTACCTGTTACTGATTCGTGGTGTAAACGTACCCATTCCATTACTGCCTGAGCACCTGATGGGGTAATAGGGTCGAATAATGTCATCTGAATATCGCCCCAAGTAGCTCTACCTTTAACCTTTCTATAAACGTTTATATGGTTAAGCATAATTTCAGGTTGGCTTAATGTAACAGCGTTAACACCCTTGATTAAATACGATGGTATACCCTCTAGATACATTATAAATCTATTAGGGGTTTTAGGTTCGAACGCTGTGAAAAATATTTCGTTTGGATTTAATACTGCCATTTTATTATTTTGTTATAAATATTCTACTTTTAAAAAATTATGCTGGGAATTCTACTCCAGTTGGTAAGATGTTGAAGTTCAAGTAAATGAATTCAGCAGTCTTAGTTAGTTGGATATAAATCTGACCTACTAACTGGTTTCTGTCAATTACATCAGCGGTGTTGTTTGTGTCATCCATAATTACTCTGAAAGCATATAAACCTTGTTTCTGCTGTACTGAGGTTAAATATGGGTTAACTTGAGCTAAGAAACTGTTTCTAGTAGCTGCTGTATTTTGTTCAAATACTAAGTTATTAGCTACTTGAGAAATATATGATTTCAATGCAATTAACAATCTTCTAACATTTACTCTATCTAAAGCAGAAGCTCTAGTTTGTAATGTTTTCTGACCGTATACTACAACTCCAGTTCCTGGGAATGTAGCGATTGGATTTACTTTTCCTACATATAAAGAATCTCTATTAGTTTGAGATAATTTTTGTTCTGCTCTAATTACAGTCGTTAAACCACCTCTGTTAATACCAGCTGGTGCAAACCAAGGCTCACTTACACTATCATTATAAGCATAAACACCTGGAATCATTGTTGAAGCTGGAACCCATACTCTAGCTCCTGTATCTGGATCAATGGTTTGTAACCAAGGCCAGTAAGCAGCAGCATATGAAGTGTTTCTAGCAGCGGCTTGAGTAATTACTGTAGCTTGAGCTGTACCGTAGTAAGCTAAGTCAACTACAAAAATATTATCTCCTCTGTTTTGGGTGTTGTTAATAATGTTAGTGATCTGTCCGTTATGTGTACCGATGTTATTGAACAAACCAGGAGTTACTAATAAGTTAAATTGGTAATCATCTTGGTTTGATAATAAAGCAATCATATTAGTATAATCACTACCTGATAAACCTTGAGTGTTGTTACCTGTGATTTCGTTATAATATTTATTAGCTCCATTAGGTACATTAACACCTACACCCGCAATAAATGAACCACTACCTGCTGCTGGAATAGATCCAGTAAATTCTGGTTTTGCAGTACCTGAGTTATTAAAGTAATCTGGTGTTTTCTGATCAACTGATTTAACTCTTACATATCTTGAAGCGTTTGGATATTCACCACCAATTGTTATTTGTGGGTTTGCAACTTCTCCATTAAATGAAGCTGACTGGTCACCAATAATTTTAGAAATATAATTATCAGCTTTAGGGTCTAATGATAAGTTAGTCCAAGTTTCTAAAACACTTTGGTTATTATTATCGTCACTAGCTTGTCTAATGATTAATGAGAAAGTACCGTTAGCTGTGTCTGGATTTGAAATTACCCACCTTAAGTTATCAGTTGAACCAGAATCTAAAACTCCATTTGATCCAGTTGTACCAACACTATTCATAATCGCACCCATAGAAATAGTTTCTAAGGCAAATGATTGTGAGAATGAAGCAGAGTTCATAATTGAGACTGGAGCACCTACAGCATCTTGAACACCATTAGTTCCTGTTACAGAACCAGTATCTGTTGTTGCTGAAGCCCAAGAATCAGAAGCTGATACTACTCTAGCTACTAACAAACTTTCACCACCATTTGCAAAATAGTTATAAGCTGCAATTGAAGTGAAGTAAGTGTAAACACTACTTGCGCTAGTAAATGTTGTACCGAATAAGTTTTGATACTGTGAGTATGAAGTTACTACAGTAGGAATTTCAACAGGACCTTTCACAGTTGGGCCGATAATTGCAGCTCCTACAGTTACTGGCTGTTGGGTGAGAAACGACTGATCGTTTTCAATAGCGAGTACGCCAGGGGATATTAATGTTGATGCCATTTTTTATTAATGTTTATTTGATAATAAATATTGGCAAAGGAGTCAAAAATTAATTTGCTTTTGTAAACTCTCCGGTATTAATATTAATTGATCCTTCGCCGTATTTTTCTTGTATTTTTTGACCAAATTGAATTTCTTGAGTTTTTAATTTACTCAAAGCTTCAATTACTTGTTCTTTTTGCAACTCTAACTCTTGAATTCTAAGTTCTACAACTCCAAAATCAGTAGTAATATCTTGTCTTTGTTGTTGTAACTGGGTGAGTTCTGTTAACTCTTCTTGTGTTAAAACTATTTTTTCCATATGTTATAAATATTAAGATCTTCTAATAAAATACCAACCTTGAGCCATACCTGTAGCTCCTCCACCGTCTAACCATTGGAAATCAAAACTAGCCATATTATTAATACCTGTTAAATTTTGTAATGTGTCATCATTACCTGCTCCTATACTATTATTATTTAAACCAAAAATGCTAACCCCTGAAGAAGTAACATAGACAAAACTTGTTTCTAAATCACTTTTTTCAAAGAAAATATTAAAAGTAATTATTTTACCATCTTTACCAGTTAATGGAGAAAAACTTAATCCTAACTCATTATTATTACTTTGAGCATTAATACCTGATTGGGAAATATAAATTAATGAAGGAACAGAATCATTAATTACATATGGTGTAGATGAAGTATAAGCTACATCATCAATTTTTACATAATTTGGATTATATGAAGTTGGTGTACCTAATGGAGCATAAGAAGCAGATATAGCTTGTGAAGCTGAAGTAGCATAAGAAGAAGTAGTAAATAAATAATTAGTTACAGGATTGTATTCTAAATAAGTTTCACCTCCTGATTCTTGACCTTTAGTATAATATAAAGTGGCTGTAGAAGATGTGGCCGCTAAATAAGGAATTGAATATCCTTTATTACTAACTACATTTGAAGGTCTAACTTGGTCAGTAGTTAAAGAACTAGCAAAGTAACCACTACCTGTTGTTCCAACAAGAGTAAAGGAACCAGAAACTGTTAAAGCATATCCTACAGTTCCAGTTAAAGCATCTATAGATTGAGTAACATGATAGTCTTGGACTGTTTGTCCGTTAACTATACCTGTTTTTGATAATGTTTCTAAAGCCATTTATGATAAATATTATTATTTTTAAGGAAATTAACGATTATCTATATGAATTATAACTTCATTATAATACTCTATAAAATGTTCATTCCATAAATCCCATTTGATATTAACACCGTCTACAGAATAAACTTCAAAATTATTAAATTTAATTAAGTAGTTATCCCTAAAATTTCTAAATTTTTCTTTTAATTCAGGAGTGCTTAAATGCCATTCTCCTGATATTTTTCTAATGTTGTTTAAAACATACTCTATATTTTCTTCTGTGAAGATGCTATACTCACCTCCTTCACAATCTGTTTTTAAAAAATCAATATATTTAATATTATTTTCTTTTATAAATTTTTTAAAAGTTAAACTTCTACATTCACTAGCTAACCCATCCCATTGTACTTCTGTTGTTTCTTCTTGACTAAGAAAAGCTTTAATAAAAGAAACAGAATAACCTAATAAATTTTCTTGTAAAATATCAAAATATGAATTTAAAGGTTCAACAACCCAACAATGTTTTGGTTTTTTATCCTTAATAGACCAGATAAAGTCTCCTATAGAGGCTCCAAAGTCAACTACTATATCTCCTTCTTCAACAGGAAAATATTTTTCATAAATGTTTTCTTCAAACATTTCTCTAGTAAGTTGATCTTTATACCATTCTGATGTTGGGCCCCAATTAAAATTTTCTAAGTTTATCATAAAGGTAATAAATTAAATACAGTTAATGGTGAGATTGATTTTTCACAAATATGTTGTTTATCTGTTCCTTCCCATATTGGGCACCAATCCCAATTTCCAGGGTCAAAAATAAAGTTAGTATTATTCCAACATGAATTACAAGCATGTTCATTTTGTATTCTTATATTATTAGATATAAATTCATGATCTTTTTGAGAAAAACCACTAATCATCACTGTTTGTTTTCCTAAAGCCCAATTTATCCAAGATAGTCCTGAACTTAATCCTATTAAAAATTTAGCATTATAAAGAATATCCATAGATTCATTTAATGTTTTACCGTGAATATTTAAATTACCTTTTATATTATAGGGTTTATTTGTAAGTGTTACTACTGTGTATCCTAATTCACGCAACATTTTAGATAATGATACCCAACTGTCATAAGGCCACTCTTTACAACCAGCAGTTGATTCAGGGGCAATAACAATATAATTTGTTTTTATTGATTTTGATTTTGGGGCAAAATTTATCCCATAATTTAATTCTTTAAATTCTAAACCTAAAATATCTGATGCTGTTTTTTGGAGTGGTTGAGTTTGAGGATAATTAGGATACATTTCAAATTTGTCCCATTTACCTGATTCTCCTCTAAACCATCCTATTCGATATATAACATCACAGTTTATTGATTGTCCTGGTTCTATAAATTCAATGTCTTTATATGTCTCTAATCCTTTAAACCAATGGTTATGAAATGTGCTTAAAATTACTTTACAATTATGTTTTTTAGCAAAATCAACAGCATAGGGTGTCCAAGCAATTGTATCACCAATAGATTTTGACTCTAATCCTATTAATACTCGTTTATTATTTAAGTTAAGTTCTTCAATTATATTTCCATTAACTTTAATTTTCCATTTAGTATAATAGGTTCTAGAACATTTTGTCCACATATTATTAGTGATAGTGTCCTCATGAATAATATTATTATTTTCATCTAAAAATTCAATATGATATTGTTCTAGTTTATCTCCTACAATTTCTATTTTAGGACCATCAAAATAACTAATTTTTATTTCATTTTTTAATTGAGCATTTTTATGTTTATTCCTTTCATAAAATTCTATTATAGTTTTATAACCAATTTGTCCTACTTTTTCCCAACTAAAATTATGTTTAATTTCTTCTGATTCTTTTAAAGCATTTTTCTTACATTCATCATACTTTTTATAAGAATACATCATCATTAGTTGTAAATGGTTAAAATCAGGTTCATAATAATTACCTGTGTAATCATTAAAATGATTATATGATGAATCATTTGCTGATTTTTCACCTAATATATTTATTGGTATTCCTTTATTTTCAGCAAATTCAAGTTGACCTGAACAGTTTGAATAAATAGAGGGTATACCACAGGCCATTGCCTCAATTAAAGGTAAATTCCAACCCTCAGAACGAGCACAAGATAAAAACACATTACATGATTTTAGTATTTTAATATAATCTTCTCTAGATGGAAAATGAACTACTTTAATTCTTGGATCTGTTAAACCATAATATTTTAATCTATTTTCTGTTGTTTCTAAACCATCTCCTGAAAAAGGATTATCTATAGAAACAATTAAGTCAACAGGATCATTTTCATTAAATGTATTTAAAAATGTTTCAATAATTTCTTTAGTTGATTTTCTATAATCCCATCTACCTGCTAAAAAGAATTTAAATCTACCATCTGAAGTTAACTCATGAGTTGTTTCTTCAGGGTAAAAAGTATGAATATCAACTCCTTCAGGAACAACTTTAATTTTATCCTTTGGGTAGCCTTGTTTAATAGTTACATCACGCTGCCATTTTGAAGGAACCCATAATTCATCGAATTCTTTTAATTTATTAAAAAATTCTTCTGGTTGTTGGGTTGTTTCCCAAACATTATAAGCTATTTTTGGACCATTGTATCCATCATAAAATAAATGATGATTAGTTTCACATAAAACAATATTTAAATCATGTAGAAATTCTTTAGATTTGTCAGAATATATTTTATAGTTATCTCTCCCACCCTTATCATTCCATAATATCTGTTCATATAAAATAGATTTATCTATTTCATTAATATAAGGTTCATTATTATGAGGGGTATTATTAAAACTTTCCCATGTTTTACCAATTGTGAAATTCCTAACTTTTAATTGTAAATGTTTAGATAACTCTCTAAAAAAGTCTCTTGTATGTTGGTTATAACCTGTAGTTCCTATATAAGAACCATGAACATATACTTTTGGTTTAGTCATTTTTAATAGCTAGTGTATTACAAGTGTGTTTAATTGTTTTATAAGAATTTGCTAAAAACCAAATATCAAGCTTAGCTTTAGTAATTATATCTAAATTTTCATCTTCATAAATTATTAAATTAGGTCTAGATTCCAAAGCTAAAATTAAATCTCCATCTAAACCTTCTACATCTAAATGTAACCAATCATAATTTTGATCTTTTATTAAATCATTAATTGATATACTTTTTCTATACGTTTTAGTTATTTCTGAAGAGTCTAACCATTCATTGATTACTGATGGTATTACTGTATCTGTATAGCCTTCTCCGCCTTGATACCATTCTACATCAGATCCATCTGTTGTAACTATAATATTTTTAAATTTTGTATTTAAATAATTAAAATAATTTTCTTCTAGTTTTTTAAACTGGTTATCACTACCGTCAATTAAAGTAGCTTCTGTTAAATTTTCTTTAACGGGGTATATCCAATGTCCGTTTCTTCCATCATGAGCACCAATAACTAAACCGTTAGATTTTAATCCTTGTAATTGTCTACCTTTTAAATAGTACCATAACATTTTTTCATGAATATCTCCATTAACAGTGACATCCCATTTATGTTCATGTAATAAAGTCCCATTAGAAGAATAAATCAAAACATCAGTAATAAATTCTCCACCTTTCCATTCTGCCCAACAATTGTCTGTTAATTTAACTTCATAATGGATTTCTTTTGAAATAATATTTTTAAATTGGATAGTTAATGGAAGGTGTTCTTTAATTAAAGTTAAATTATTTAATTCTACTAAAGTTGAATTATTTTCTCTATTATAAGTTACATTTATCATATATTATTAATTGTTAAAATATTTTGTCCAATAGAAATTATGTTTTTTGTATAATCAATTTCTTCATCATTACATAAAATTTTTAATAAAGAACAAGTATTAAATGGTAATTCAATATGTTCCCAAGTTTTTAAATTAAATTCTTTTTCAAAATTATCACTTATAATTTTTATATTTTTAACTCCTTCAAATTCATAAAAAAGAAGTTTTATATTATCAAAGTCTGTTTTATGAATAAATAATTTATACTCATTTGTTGTAGAATAATTAAAAAAATCAAACTCATTAAAATTATAAACTAAATCTTCTATAGGTTCAACATTTTCAATAACAGCAGGAATAAATTTTATAGCTTTATGAGTCCATGAAAAAGCATCTCCATTTTTTTCAGTTAGATAAGATTCTGGGGTTATTAGATTTTTAAACCTATTTAAATAAGTTTTATTTAAAGATATTAAATGAAGTCCTATAGGCCAAACAGATGTTTCTCTTTTTGATGGAAAAAAACTATTTGGTTTACTGTCTAAAAGAATATTTTTTACTTCATCAGTGATATGAGTATCATAATCTATTATAAAAAAGTGATCATAATCCATAGATAAAGCTAAATTAGCCATTTTTTTAATTTGATTTAAAACAGCATAACCATAATCTGGGTATGTGCGACTCATTTTAATGTTTAGGTTTCCAATAATAATATCAGTCCATTGATAGTAAGCTTTTATAGGCCAATCAAATACTAGGTTTTCTTTTGAAATTATAGTATAGTCTGCTTTTTTATAAATTTTTTCTGGGAGGTGGATAGCTGTATAAAGGATTGTATCTATATTAAGATTTTTTAATGTCTCTAATTTATTTTTTAACACATTAATTTTTTCCTTATTATTGCAAAAACTAGTTATTAAAGCTATTTTTTTCATTTAATTATATTGTGTTTGATTATTACGTTTAAATTTCTCTTTTAATTCTGGGGTGTTTATTAGGATGTGGTTTTTAATTTTGTTATCAACAATAATTAATATTTCATTAACATTATTGATATCATCTACTTCTCTTATACTCCATTGGTATTTGTTTATATTGTTTATTGTGATTATTTTTTCTTGATTTATAATAAAACTAGTATTAATAGGATAATCTTTTTTAGAGTTCCAAACAATAACATTTAATTTACCTGTTTTAGTATCATAAAAAGGAACAGTCCAATCATTTAAATCATCTTTTTGTGTAGATATAGATTGATTAAATATGTTTCCTTGATTTAGTAAATCATCCCAGTTTTTATACAATATTTCCTCTCCATCTAATTTATATAAATCCTGATATATAATTTCATTTGTTTTATTAGGGGCTTCTTTTAGAATTTTTAATAACTCTTTTTCATCATATGTTGTAAAAATTTTATTTATTTTATTTAAATTTATTGATTGGAAAACACCTACACCACCTTCAACATTCCAATCAAAATTTCTGTATTCTTTTTTATATTGGATTGTTACATACTTATTTAGTAATTCATTATTTTCATAAAACTCAGAATAATCATTAATAATAGCATCATAATCTATATAATGGGCTTTTTCATATCCAAAATTTTTAGCTATACCTAAACCACCCATTATTATTCTATTACAAGCAGAATAAGTACTAAAATTAGATATTAATGAAGAAACTATATGTAAACCTTCATAAGGTGAAAACCATGGAAGATTCATTAAATCCCAATCATATATTAAATCATTGTTAGCATCATAAAAAGTAAAATCTACTTTTTTACTAATATATTCAGGAATATAAGAATGGCTTGAAATTAAAATATCAAAATCTTTTCTAATAGGTTGAAGAGAATTAATACAATTTTCAAGCATTGTTTTTCTTTCATCATCAGGGCAATAAGCAGAAACTATAATTATTGATTTCATATTTTAATTAGGGTTAATTCCATTTTCACAATAACGACACATATCATAACAAGAATTTAATTTTGGAATAACATCTTCATATTCTTGTTCAAACATATTTCCTATAATATAACTTAAAGAATAATCCATACAACATAAAGATACATCTCCGTTTGGAAGCATCACGTTATGGTATAAATTTTCTATACAGCCGCATGTTTTAGGTGACTCACCATGATATACTGATCTGAATAATTCTTTAACATTTAGCAGTTCTGGTTTTAGAATGGCTTCACCTATTAAGTTTCCTGCTCTAGACCACATTTCAGGATTGCTAGCATGACTAAAAATATGATTAATAGATTCATGGACAGTACCCATTGACATTAAATGAAATGTGTTAAAAGAATCTTGATAGAGCCCGAAAGCTTCAATAACTTCTATATAACGAGGAGTTATAGGATGTTTTGCTAATCTTTCTTGGTCAGGTAAATGTAAAACAAAACCAGCGTTAGGACCATTATCATAGGAAACATCTTTAAGTCTTTCTACATCATCTACTGTCATTCCTACAGCTGTAGTAAATGCTGCTATTCTATGTCCTTTTTCATAAGCGTAAAGTAACATATCAGTACAATGCCTATTAGTCCAAGGTTCAGTAAAACCAGCAAAAGTAATTCTAACTTCTGTTGGGATTTTATCTATTGCTCTTTTAAAGTCATCTAAAGATAAATGACGGGTTCCATTATAATTTTTAACTAAAGTTCTTTGAGGACAAAAAATGCAATCAACAACACAGCCTTTTTTAGGTAGATTAGTTGTAATCTCCATAGTAGCATAGGGTGTTATTTTCCAATCTTGATTAGCCATTTAATATATAATGATCTGCTCTTTTAATTTTTTCAGAATAATCTACCATTGCTGTAAAAATTTCAGAATCTACTAATTCAGGATGTATCCACCAGTCTTCAAATGTACTATTTGAGTCAGGAGCTATATCTCCTACTACTCTTTTATAACCATGAGCTTCTAAGAATTTTCTAGAAAGATTTCTATAATCTAAAGAATGATTTAAATAATAATCATGTTCAAAGGTGATTACTCTAAATTTATATTTATCAAAAGGAATTGAAAGTAACACTTTAAATGTTATTTCAGCCGGTTCACAATCAACTTGAAGGTAATCTATAACCTCACTAAAGTTGTTATTAACAAATAACTCTTCATAGTTGACAACTGTAGCATCTTGTAAAAGGCACGCGTTAGAACGTTGAGAGTTAAATTTATTTACTTCTTCTTCATTGATTTCTAATGATACCCCTGTCCAGTTAAATTCTTTTTCTAATAAAGCTGTATTACTATTATGGAAAGGATCAGCTGCTCCTATTTCAACATAAGTGCCTTTTTCTTTTCCATCTAACATACTTAATACAAACAAATCCTGGTAAGTTTGGGAATAATTTTTCTCAATTTTTTCAGAATTTTTAAATTTGTATCTTAATTTTGAGTGTTCTTCTTTAGTATAAGTTAACGTTGGATATTGAATCCCATGAATTGTAGATAAATTATTATAGCAAGCTTCTACAAATTCAGGACGCATAGAATATTCCTGTAATAAGTGATTAAATAATTTTCTTGACTCATCACAATATCCAATCCACCATCCTGCTACTGCTTTTTGGAATATTAAAGCATATTCACCAGGAAAATCAATACTAGTTAAAGTAGGTTTGATATTTTTTATTTTATCTAAACCTTGAACAGCTGCTAAATATGATTCTTGCCATTCTCCTTTAACTTGATAATCATAACTTAAATGATAATAAGCTTCAGGACGTTCACGATCAAAAGTAATAGCATTTAAGATAGCTCCTCTAGTTGAATGAGGACGTCCTTCTATTTCTTTTAAACATAAAGCTACTTTAATTAAAGCTTCATATGTTAAATCTTTATCAAAACCATATTCTGCTGCTCTTAAAAATAAAGACAAAGCGGCTGCTTTATGTCCTTCTTGATAATATTGTTCACCAAATACAAAATTTGTTTCTGGATGATATGGATTATCTATAAAATTCTTTAAAATATTATCCATTGATTAGTTCCTCTACAACATTTTCTGGGATTTTTAAAGCGAAAGCTGCGCTGTCATGGAATCCATAAGTGATAATTAAATCATTTTCCACAACCGCTGCTCCACAAACAAATTCAATTCTTCCAGTCATAAACTTAAATACATCAGAATATTTTACAATATTCCAATCTTTATCATAAACAATTATTCTATGGTTATAAATACCATCTTTATTATTATTTTCATTTTGCCAAAAATCTACTTCATGAACAACACATAAACGATAATCTTTCCATTTCACAACAGATGAACCACCTCTTAAATCATGGTTTTTACTTATTTCTTTAAATTTACCTAAAAATATAGTTTTACTAGTTCCTTTAATAGGATCAACTTTTACAATTTCTACTGGGTTAGCCCATTTGACATAACAATAATCCATATCATTAATAGGCATCCAATTTTTTTCACAATATGAATTAGGATCATTAGGTGGTTCTATTCTTACTCTTGAGATTTCATTTGATGTTCTATAATCATCTATTTCAGAAAGTTCCATTCTACCTTCTCCATTTGGTTTAGTATCTCTTCTAACACCTGTAATATATAAAACACCATCCCAACGAACTACTCGAGCATCTTCTAACCCAATAAATTCCCAAACTGGTTCAATGTCTAACTCTGAAGTGTTTACTTCTTTGTATGATTTTATTTCTAAAGTTTTAGGATCTAAAATACATAAAAAGTTAGTTGTTCTTAAATGTGGATCATTTTCAGGATGAAGATAAGCTAATGGGCCCCAACGTCCTTGAAACTTTTGTTCATTTTCACAATGGTAAAAAAGATAACCTACATTTCTTAAATTAAGTAAAATAGTTCCATCATTATCAACAAAAATAGAGGGATTACATAAACCTGTATTTCTACTATCAATTGAAGGAATCTTTAAATGAGATATAGAACCTCCTTTATCTAAAACTAATTTAACTAAATTGTCAATCATATTACTTATAGTGTTCTCCACCAGCCCATAATACTAAGCTTTTTCTTAAACCTGAGGCTACAGGGGTTATTCTATGTTGTAAAAATGAAGGGAAAACAATAACTGCTCCTTTTTTATTTGAAACTTTTTGGGTGTTACTGCCTGAACTAATTTCTAAAACACCTCCAGTATATTCTGAAGGATCAGAAAGTTGTACAATAACTGATACTTTACGATGGGAAATTGAACCTGGGCCGATATCTATATGCCAGTTATAATGTCCACCACCGCCTCTATATTCTGTATATTGAATATCATCTAAAACAGAATGAAGATTAAATTTCCAAACACTATTAGCTTCTTTAATACAACCCATTAAACGGTCATAAATCCAAGAAGAATTTTCACTTGGTGCTATCCATTTGATATTACTATTTCTTATATCTGATGTATTGCCAGATATAATAGTAGCTTGTTCAAATTCATAGTCTTTTGTAAGTTTTAAGATTTCATCTGCTTCATCTGAAGAGAATCCATTTTCGAACCAGTAGTAGTTTGTTTGATCAATTTCTAAATTAGGATCAAATATAGGTCTAGAGTACATAATTAATTATAATATAACAAATTTATTTTAAAAAACCAAATTTTATTCCGGATTTCCTACTTTATCTTGAAAATATTCTTGTAAAAAAGTTGTAAGGTAAAAATAATATCTAGGGTTAACTCCGCTAATTCTATATAAAGATTTTACTTCTTTACATTTATTAAAAATGGTTTCTTCTAAAGTAGATGAAGGTATATAACCTAAAAATTGTCTTGTTGATATAAAAGTATAAGTAGGCATAATTAATAAACAGTTACTACCACATCTAATCCAATAAAAGATCCAGCATTAGCTATAGCCGCCGCTCCATATGTATTCCAATCAAAAAGGTTACTACCTCCACCTATTCCTGCTCCTGTAACATATCCTGTTCCATTTATGCTTATGTCACAAGAACCTCCTCCAAAACCAGGATCCATACTTAAATCTATATACCAATAACCTTGGGCTATAATAGGGGTATTATTTTGTGATATGTCTGTAGGGCCAAAACTACTAAATGTTGGTACTCCTCCTGAGTTACCTGCTAAATAAAGATAAGTTCCTGAATTGTCATAAAAGGATAAATTGCAGTCTTGTACATCGTTATTAATAGGAGGAGGTGGAGGTGGAGGTGGAGCTAGGTTATTTATTACAGTTAAAGTAACTTGATAACTACTTTGATCATAAAAATAAACTAAACTTTTATAATCATTAAATTCATAAGGTCCGGGGTTAGCAGCTATAGGTAAGCCATATATTCTATTTACACCTCCTGCTGAATTTTGGCCCCAGGCGTTGTAGGATATAGTACCACTACCATTAGAACCATCAAAATAAGAATATCCTGCTAAGTCTCCAAAACTAATTCCACTACCAGGATTACCACTTCCTCCTCCAAATTGAGCTTCCCAATAAATATTTTCTAAATAAACATTAGTACTAGGTATTGCCATTTATTTATTTTTTAATTGGTTTACTTCATCTATTAATTCTTTAACAGCTTCAATCAACAATGCTGTTAATCTATCATAAACTACTGTCTTATATTCATCCCAATCAACTACTATTTCAGGAAGTACTTTTTCAACTTCTTGAGCAATAACTCCAATTTCTGTTTTACCAGCTCTTGAAGGGGCCATTGCTTCAGCTTCTTCAGTCCAATTGTATCTTACACCTCTAAGTTTAGAAATTAATTCTAAAGCTGATTCAATTTTTTCAACATTAGTTTTTAATCTAGCATCTGAGTAGAATGCTATAATATTACCTGTTGCTCTAATTTCTCCAGCAATACCTGGAGCAGTTGTATTAACACCTAATGAGTTAATTTGAGCGTTTGAGTTTGTAGTAAACCCACCAGTTGTACCTTGTGGGCCTGTTGGACCTGTGCTTCCATTACTACCTGCTGCACCTTGTGGACCTGTTCCTCCTGTTCCACCAGTTGTTCCTTGTGGGCCTGTTGGACCTGTACCTCCTGTTCCGCCTGTTGTACCTTGTGGACCTGTTGGACCTGTGCTTCCATTACTACCCGCTGTGCCTTGTGGACCTGTTCCTCCTGTTCCACCAGTTATACCTTGACGTCCTTGGATACCTTGAGCACCGGTAGTTCCTTGAGTACCTGTTGCTCCAGTAGTACCTTGAGTTCCAGGGACACCTGGGTTTCCTTGGTCTCCTGTTATACCTTGACGTCCTTGAATACCTTGTGCTCCGATAGTACCTTGTGGACCAGTTGGTCCTGTACCTCCTGTTCCACCTGTTGTTCCTTGTGGACCAGTTGGTCCTGTTCCTCCAGTGTTACCTGTTATACCTTGTATACCTTGAGCACCTGTTGGGCCTGTTCCTCCAGTACCTCCAGTTGTTCCTTGTGGGCCTGTTGGACCTGTTCCTCCAGTACCTCCAGTTGTTCCTTGAGGACCTGTTGGACCTGTTCCTCCAGTGTTACCTGTTATACCTTGTATACCTTGAGCACCTGTTGGACCTGTTCCTCCAGTACCTCCAGTTGTTCCTTGAGGACCTGTTGGGCCTGTTCCTCCAGTGTTACCTGTTATACCTTGTCTACCTTGTATACCTTGAGCACCTGTTCCACCAGTTGTTCCTTGTGGGCCTGTTGGGCCTGTAGGGCCTGTAGGACCGTCTGGTCCTATTGGGCCTATATTACCTGTTATTCCTTGACGACCTTGTATACCTTGAGCACCAATAGCTCCTTGGGTACCTGTTGTACCTTGAGG